AAACAATTCTCGTATAAGCCCTGTCTCTGGTACTCTTACGTACTGTCTGCAAAGTCTCGTTGATAGAACTCTCTGACAAAGAGAAACGCACATCGTTCAAATCTGTCGTATATTCAGGCTTTCCGTGCTGGTCACTGCCACAATAGAACTCTTCTTTGCCATCCTCGCGCCAACGACCAATCACCCAGAACCGATGATTAACAAACTTGTCAGTAAACGTACCATAGTCCTCACACCAGATTTCAGCATTAGGAAAGTCTTTCTTGATCCTGTCACAGACTTTTGCCATCAAAGTATTGTCGTTAAACAACTCTGCCTGATCTGCACTAACGCAATACTCAATCTTCTCACGCCTAAACCATTTCTTAGGTCTGAAACTTTTCACAAACCGTATTGCACCGTGTTTGTGCTTGTCTTCTCTGAAAATAACGTAATTATCCATATCTATTACTTTTTGTGTTTTGTCACCTTGAATTTCTCCGACAAACGTTCTGTGTTCTCTTCCACCTGTTTCGTCTCTGCTTCTTCCATCGCTTTCTTGTAGTCAGCCTCAATAGCCGGATTCAAACCGATGGCACGAATAGCAGCTTCATCCATCAAGTCATTGTCTTGTAAATCTTTGATGAAATCCTGCCAAGCCCACTTCACTCTCTGGTTTGCATCACAGTCGAAACAGTCAACATCTGTCAGTCCATATTTGTCTTTGGTCATTACAAAGCCAAGAGACTCTGACATCTGCGAGAAATACTTAACCATCAGATGCAAGTCAGCATACTCAAAGCCCTTACTAAAGTCACAGCCACAACTTTCCTCAAATTCCTTGAAAAAAGCCCGGAAACTATGCTTTGCAACTTTCGCAACGAGCAAAGCCGTCTCAATCCTTGCCTTGACCTCAATATTCTTCCAACCCAGACGTATCATGTAGTCACGGATGGCTTCATAGACTTTCTCCAGTCTCGGACTCAGAATGTCATAAGAGATTCTAAGATGATCCTGCATCGTGTACCAAGCCTCTTTCTCCATCTTCTTGCGGCGCGGCTCTTCGTAGGCTCTCCAGACTTTTTCGGCTTCGAGGTGATTCTTCTTCACCATAAACTTTAGATTACCGTCTCTTTCCAAAATGTCATAGACGTTAATCATTGCCTGGTGCATGATATAGTTTACTCTGTGAATGATAATAAACTGTACCTGCGCCCGCTCATGGTAGTCGTAAAATTCCCCGAAAGTTATCTCATTTTCCCCAGAAAGTGTAATCTTACGAAAGTCAGGAACGGCAGTCAATACGACTGTCAACACGGCTGCAAGTTCTATCTTGTTCCAACCCTGTTCCTTGAAATACGCTTCAAGTTTCTTCTCGTTCTTGAGTGTCGCAACAGGAATAGCCCTGACAACTTTCTGCAATTCCTCTTCATTCCAGCGTATATCACTCATGGCTCTTCATGGATTTTAATTACCTCGTCGAGATAAAACCTTGCTTTCTTGATGTCTTCGAGATACTGACCTTTGTGTTCGCAACGGAAAAGATACTTGATGCTGTTACCAAGCATAAACTTTCGCAAACCGTCTGTACCAATGGCAGCTCTGATAACATCGAAGCACTCAATACCATTCTGATTGTAGTGAGAGGGATGGTTTACCATATCCTTGACCTTACAGCTCTGAGTGATATTGTCATAGTCTATCCACTCTTCTTCGCCATCAGGATAAACAACGAAAGCCTGCGTATTGCAGACTTTCTTAATCGTCACGAATTGACCAAGTTTCTTTGAATATGCCGACCCTGTTATCTGAACAATGTCGCCAACTTTGAAATTTACTTCCATAGCCTTAATATGTTGTACGTTCTAACTTTTCTTCCATCGGATCGTGTTCCTCTTCGTCGGAATCCATAGGGTTAAATCCACCACATTCTTTGTCCTTACAGCGGTTCTTGCAATAGCCATACTCAGGACACATCAAACTGCATAATTTTGTCATGTTCTTTTGTTTTTAAATTGTTTTAGAATAAAGTTGGTTCTCTAAGTTCTGCTTCAATGCGTTTCTTTGCTATCTCGAAATACTTTGGGTCTTTCTCCATGCAGAGAAACTTTCTATGCTCTCGAATTGCGGCTACGCCCAATGTGCCAGAGCCACAACAGTTATCAAGTACGATATTGTTTTCATCGGTGTAAGTCCTGATCAGCCATCGTATCAATGCCACAGGCTTTTGAGTAGGATGGAAAACCGTACTCTCATGCTCTTTCTTGATACTTATGATACTTCTCGGATGCTTCTTGCCGTCTGGCACAGTTGACTCCACTCTCGGCACACTATCATAAGTTCTGCCTTTGTAGTCCTGTTTGTACTTGCCATAACAGGAATTAGTGTGTTTGTGCTTGCCGTTACCGCGTGAGTGATTGGGTTCACCATCGACATACTGAGGATGGTATGTAGGAAGACGTTTGTAGAATACGCAAATGTCTTCGTGAGACCTCAGAGGCATACGGTTGGCATTGAGGAATGCCGTAACTCTCTGTTTATCCCATACCAAGTTATATCTCCAGAGTCTTTCATTACTCAGCATCAGTTTAGCCGTAAACATACCTTGTGCGAACAGTACGATTGCACCGTTATCTTTTATGATTCTTTCGTACTGTTTCCATAGAGGTTCAAAAGGAATAAGCCTATCCCATTGTGCATTAGGGTTATTCTTATGCAAAACCTCGTAGGGCAAATCACAACAAATCATGTCTATGCTGCCGTCTGGTATCTGCTGCATCAGTTCCAAACAATCACCTTGCAGTATTACATTCTGAAGGTAATGTGGTATTTCTATTGTTCCCATTATTTGTGTAATGTTATCCAAATATGTCTAATTGCTTTGCTACTCTACCGTCTTTCATCACGTACTCACCAAGACACTCGCGTTTGAATCGTTCGTCAGCCAGTTTATAGTATTCTGCATCTATCTCACAACCGTAGAAGTCGAAACCTAACTTATAACAGGCAATTCGAGACGGCGCACTACCCAAATGAGAATCAAATATGATATCACCCTTTTTTGCAAATGTCCGTAACAGGTACTCATACAATTTCACGTTCTTTGCAGTAGGATGGAATTTGGCTTTGTCGGCATCACCACCACGATTAGCAAGTCTAATCATCTTTGCAGGTTTGTCGAAAGAAGTCCAAGCCATTTCGCACTGGCTGAAATTCTCCCAAACCTGTTCTTTATCCCAACAGACAAAACAACGACATGGTGGCAATTCAAAGTAGTTACCACCCCATATAATCTGATTCTTTGAGACGCGGAACAACTCTTCAAAGTATTCTTTTGGTGGTCGGAAATCCCATTGGTGGATATTACCTCTATTGAGGCTTCTATCTTTCAGTTTACCCCTGCCATGTGTACTCTTTGCAGGAAGTCCGTAAGGAGGATCAACTATTGCAAGGTCAAATCTATTGTCTGGCTGATTTCGCATGAACTCCAGACAGTCACAGTTATAAACTTCGCTTTTTATCATAGTTACATTACACAAATAATGTTTCAGAAGGTCACATTACCTTCATAATGTTTCATGCCACATTCTCTTCCTAATGTTGCTAAAAGTCCAGGCTGACATGGAAGTAGTCTTCGAGAAACTTCTTACAGTCAATGCCATCGTCAAATAGGTTGCGTCCGAAACGCTCTTGAAACTCTTGCATTGACTCTGTGAAGACAGTCATGGTGAACCACTGAAAGACGTTATCAAACAGTTTCTTTCCCTGTCTATTGACGTTCTTATAATGGTTGTCAAAATAGTAACTGGCATTTCTGACATACTGCCTTACCATCAACGGATGCTTCTTAAACTCTTCAATGCGTTTCCGCTTTGAAGCCAGAGGGCAACACATACAGCCCAAACGACGGGTAACGTCGAAACGTCCGTTTTCATCGTAGTAAAGAGGGTGGCACTTGATCTGACGTTCTTTGATAAACTCTTCTACGTCTTCATTCGTCCATTCCAGTATTGGCAGGTATTGTCTGACTTCATCTTTATTGGCATAGATACGACATTGCTCTGGTTCTTTGTAAAGTTCCTCGCGTTTCTTGCTTTCCTCTCTACGGATGCCAACGACGGCATAGTCATAGATACGGTATTCTTTCAGTTCTTGACAGCAGAAACGAATGGTACGTGACGGTAGTCCTTTGCGTCGGATAAGTTGAAAGAAAGTCTCTTTTGGTCTTACAAGTTCAACACCATGCTCAATAGCGTGTTTGATAGTTCCAGCAGGGTCTATTGTTGTTATCTTGTAAATGGCTTTGTAGTCAACTTCTGCCATCTTTGCCAGTTCCAGTATAACGTCTGAGTCTTTGCCGCATGAGTAGCAAATCTCTAATGGCTGTCCGTGTTTCTTCGCTGCCTTTGCAGCACTCTTTATGACGAAAATAGCGAATTTTACCTTACGTTGTAAGTCTTCTCTCATACCACATTAGGAAGATAATGTTTCAATAGTTACGTTATAGCGATAATGTTTCGATATAATGCTGGCATTTGAATCCCTTTCGAGGTGAGAAATTGGCAAAGTCTGTCATTTGGAAACATTGATGTTTGTTGACCCAACGAGCCATATCCTTCTGCCATTGTGGTATGACGTGGTTAGGATTGTCAGGGTCACGGTACGGCTGTGCATAGGGGTAGATATTCGGTTTATGCGCTTCGCGGCATTGGTGGTTACGCTCCCACCAGTAGTGAGTACGCTCGTAACTCTCTTTGAAGTCGCTCTTACCGCCTATCATCGTATATAGAAAATACTCACCTTTGTAGCCGTAGCCGTTTATGAGTTCGATGGCTCTTTCACATTCCTTGATCTGTCCGTGAGTGTCACAGCCAAAGCGTATTCGACGGTCTATCCATTTCACCTTCGCCATGAGACGGGCGAAATCGTCAGTAACGAGACGTGCATCACAGGCTTGGTTGAAATCTACATGATATTTGCGGTCG